ACCTTGACGCGCGTCTCTATATCGCTAATCAGCTTACCGTGATCGGCCTCGCCTTCGTGATCTGATACGTCGTCAGGATCTTTTGATTTTATATCTTGCGTATGTGTGCCGATTCCCGCCCCGCGGGTAACCGGCGAAACGCCGAGCGTGTCGAGTTTTTCGAGGAATGTCACCATCTCGCCCTCAAAGTCGCCCTGAGAAGATTCGAGCACGTAAAAGGTATAAGACCACTCGGCGAGCTCGCCCATATTTTTAACTGTTTTGTAATTTTCGAGCCCGACCTCAGTATCCATAAAGAAACTACCCTCGATCCAGGCGGTTTGCTCATCGGAATAGATCCGCCCCTTCCCCGCGGGCAATTCCCAGCCATGATTCCAGGGTTCGACGATGACCTCTTGACCCTGTTTGAAAGCGCCGACCGGCGTAACGTCGCCGTCGTGATCCTTTACGTTTAAGGTCGCAAACACGGCGGAAAATTCGCCCTGTTCCCCGTTTTCTTTGAATTGCATGACCGCTTGATAAGTTTTTTGCTTAAATTTCATGAGCTTTTCACCTTTACGAGATTTTAGATCGGCGCTTGCGAACCAGTTGTCGATATAAGTGTGCCAAATTTCGGGACGCTCGTCAATATCGGCGCGGCGATGCGCCTCGGCGGGCGTGATGTCTAAAAAAACGAGCTCGGCGTCGAACCGCTCGACCAGGGCGTCGATCGTCGACTGGTCGGGCGCTGATGTAATGATATAGGCCGCTTGGGACGCGTGCGCCTCCAGTTGAGCGAAAACGGCGTCGCGGGCGGCGATCACATACGGCCGCAATTCGTTTAAATGCTGATGATTTTCGAGCCCGCTTAACGCTTGATGAAGTGTGTCGTAATCATAGACCAGGGCGCCCGCCTCGGCGTGCTCTTGGGCGTAGGTTGATTTGCCAGCGCAGGGAGCGCCCGCGATGATAATGCGATTCGTCATAATGTCACCGATTGAATTCGATCGAACATTCGCAATGAGCGAGCTCGTCGACGGATCCGGTAGGATCTCCCGGCCACTTGAGCCCATTCGAAAATAGCTCGCGGATCCCGACCGTTACCCCATCGAGCGCGGCGTGCGTGTCGCGGGGATTGCCAGAATTGACGCGCCATGTTTTCGAGACCAAATTCGAGGCCCGCGCCGCCTCGGCCCCTCCGAAATTAGAGCCGAATGTCACCGAGCTTACCGCCTGAGAGAGAGCGCGCGCCGTAATCGCCAGGTTGAAAACGTTTTTTGTCGCCTCGAGTGGTTCCGGATCCGCGATCGCGCTCTCGATTTGTTCCTCTGTGATCCGATTCGTATTTTCGGCCTGGATGCGAGAATGCTCGTCGAGATAGGGTAATAGACGCGCCTCGAACGCCTTCAGTCCGTCGGGATTGTCGTCATAAACCCCAGTTTGAGCGAGTAACACCTGCGCGAATTCTATGACCGTTTGTAGATGCAGGGCGAGTAGATCCTCCTTTAACTCAGTATTCCATCGATCGCCATCCCACCAAAGCGAACCATTTTCGACCGCGGGCGGGATCCGACTTAATACCGAGCGCTCTTGACGGCGAAAATATTTCATAAGTACATCTGACCACTTACGGCGATAATTCAGCACTAAATCGCGATTGTAGGACGAGAATACCTTATGTGATATATTTTTCGCCTTGGGTGCGCTATCGGTCGGCGAAGCTTGCCCGCCGATTAGGACATTAAGCGGCGTCGCCAGTTGATCGGCGTCGCCGGTTAGCGATGGCAGATTAAGCGTAGCGCGGCCCTCATTGGGCGTCATCCAGGGACGCCCGATCGCCGTTTGCAGGGCGCCGACCTGTTCCTCAAAATCACCTTGTAGCTTTTCTAGGATATTGAACTCGGAATAAATCAAGTTGATATCGTCGACCTCCGCCTCGAAATCGGGTAATAATTGCAGATCGAAATCCTGCTCGAGCATGGCCAGAATCGGCCCGATCGAATCCTGATAAAGTTGTTTGTGCTGCTCGCGAATATTCGAAAAAGTCGCGTTATCTAAGATCCCGACCATCGGCAGCGGGATATGATACGCGCGGGCGCACTCTTCACGCGTGAGCTTGCGCCCGGAGAGATATTCGCTATCCCGCGGCGAGAAGGTCGACGCGACCCATTTCATACCATCCTCAAGGATGGCGGTCTTACCGCCCTTGCCCTCGCCCGCATAGAGCGCCGCGAAATCGGTTAAAAATCGATTCTGTGCGGTTTCGTCCCAGTCGGGCGCCTCCGCCGGTCGCTCGATAATCCCACCCATGCGAGCGGAATTTTGCCAAAGCTCTTCACGATATTTGCCCGCCGAATCTTCCTCCGCCAATACGCGACGCAGAGTCTCCATTGGCGACAACCCCGCGATCGGATTTTCGGGATTATAACCGCGAAAATGAATGATCTCGCTCGGTTCGAAATCATCTAGCAGGCGACCGCCGATTCGAATCTCGTAAGATTTGACGATCAGCCCGCCCTCGGGAGTAACATATTGCGGCGGGATACGTAGCAGAGCCCGCGGAACACCGTCCTCGTCGCGGATCTTGAGCAGATAAGCATTAAAATAGATTCCCAGGTCGGCGACGATCGCCTCGACCATGCGATAGCGTGTCACCTTGTATTGCGGCGGCATCGGCTCATTAATCAGCCTTGTCATACCGAAATCGCGGAGGCGGACCCGGTCGGTGTAGACGTCGCCGCGCTCATATTGGTGTAGTCCCAATTGTGCCACATTGCGCGCCAGGAAATCGACACAGGTCCGCGCGTTTGGTTGCACCCGGTAAAGCGTCGCGTAATCGCAATTAAGGCGATCGTACAACCGGACGCCGGTCCGGTTGACGCCTTGATACCAAGGTGGTTCGATTACTTGGATCTGGTCTAGTGTTTGGATAACGGCCATCATAGCACCTGTACAAAATCGATCTCGTCGAGCAGCACCATCGTATCACCATCTAGCTTTTTTGCTGGCTCGACATTTTTTCCCCGGTCGGCTAAGATCTCGGCATTTTTCAAAACCATGAATTCGGAACCATGGCGATAAATCACCCCTCGGAACGCCGTACCACTCTTAAGATTTACGATCGCGGTTTTTACTTCGGGATATTTGGGTTTTCGTGGAAACAATTTCATAATCTTGTTTTATTGTAGCAGATCATCGTCGGGATCCGGGATAGATGTTTTTATCTATGCAACCAGGTAATAACATGCTGCTGTATAGACAGAAGTTTCTATGATGGCCAATCATATAGTAATTAATCCTCTTTTGGCATACGCCGATTCGCGCTTGTTTTGTAAACCCGCTGTTAATGCATCGTTGCGTGCTTCCCATGCCAAAATCCCCGCCATCGCGGCATCAATCTTAAACGGCGAATCCGGTCGCTCTTTGTAGATCGTCCATAATGGTTGCCCGCGCTCGTCTCTTAATTTTAGCTCTTTTTTAACCGCGTTGCCTAAGTGGCGCCGATAATGCGGATTACCGCTATGCAATATCTCGCCCGATTCTAGCGCCGTGTTAAAGGATTTGATCGCATACGCCATCTGTTTTGTGCGCGTCGTCCACCACTCCAGAACGCATTTATCGCCATATCGACCGGCCCATTCGGCGATCTTTGTATCCCAATATGGAGGATCACAATACATACGCCAAATATCCCACTTTTCGAACGCCTCGTCGACGACGGCGTCGACGGCGTCGACGTCGACCTCCCAACCATCCGGCCCGGTTTCGGGAGGTTCCTCCCATAGACCGACGAGATCCTGAAAACCGGTTTCGATCTCGGTCGCGACGAGCGCGGTCGCGTCGTGCCAGCGGGCGCCGTCAAAGCCGAGCGTGATCAGCGCGCCCGCGGGGATCTCGTAATCATCATCGGCGAGCGCGTCCCACTTAAGCACATCAAAAGCCCGCTCGGACGAGCGCACAAGGCGATTAAGCCAAACCCTTTCGAGATAGGTTTTATCTGTGGTCGGATCTTGCCACTGGAGCGCGATCCCGTCGATATCCGACCACGCCGCGACCGGCCCGGACGCCTCGATTATCGCGGCGCGCACGCCCTCCTCGGTTGCGAGGTCGTGCTGATCGCTCGCTTGACGATGAAAAAAGAATAGACGGGAATCGGCGATTTTACCTTGTGCGACTTGGCGGGCATATTCCATCGTCGCCTCTGCGACGGATCCGTCACCCGGCGCGGGCGCCGTCGTGACCTCGAGCGACCACGCGTCCGCATAATATCTTTTCGGAATATTCGCGAGCATGGTCCGATGCGCTGCTTTCAGTCGTGGTGTGTTGAGACGATGCGTCTCGTCGAATAGCTGGAACGTCGTCCGCGCCCCGTCGCGGGAATCGGGCGCCGTGGAAAGTGAAACCGCTTTCCCGTCGCCATCAATCCGCATTATCCGCTCGAGCCCAATGTCGAAATCATCGACCAATTCGGAAAACTCCAGGATCACCTTAAGCGCCGCATAGGCTAACTCGTCGGACTGCTCCGCCGTATAAGCGACGAGGGGGATATATGGATCGCGCACCCCCGCCCCGACCGGACGACCGTCCGCGTCGAAACCATCGCAGCGCACCGGCCCCTCCGGATGCAGTTCGACGGCCGCGATCAGAGCGGCGAATTCGGTTTTTGCGGATCCTTTCCGGAGCGAAATCCCGCAGCGCTTGAAACGCCGCCGCCCCGCCTGTTTATGATCTTTCGGGAAAACTTCATACATGCGCCAAACCAAAGCGCGCTTCTCGTCGTCGAGCGTGATCGGTTGCCCGCGCAGATCGCCGGGACCATGGCACAAATAAGACTCGATAAAGTCGCAGACTTGACCCCCGAGCGACGGATAACGATCGCCATCGATACCCAAAGTCGGCACGGATAAGACACTCATTCTAAGGCCCCCCGTGGATCTGACGCCGGATCGACGATTTTCGCCCGCTTGGCGCGACTGATCTCGCGTCGGTCCTGCGCTTGCTCCGCCGTCGCGACCGTCCAATCAAGACGGCGCCGCGACATCGGCGTCAGGCCGAATTCGCGTTCGAGGAGGCGGATCTCGGTCGCGACCGAGAGCGTACCCTTATACCAAAAACGATCATATAAAAAAGCCAATCGGAGCAGCGCCGCTAAGTCGGACCGCATGAGCTCGGCGCGCATGGGAGAGTGCCAGAGATCGCGCCACCATGCGACCGTCAGTTTGTGCCATGCCTCACCATTGTTTTTTTCTGGCAAAGACGGCATTCGCGAAATCGGATTTTTCTCGGCGGGCAATTGCGCCCGCGTCGCTTTCCGATTCCGACGCTGACGTTTCGCTGGTGACTTCGGCAAAGGACCCGGCATCAAAGGCCCTCGGTCCCAGTTTTGCGATCTGGTTTACTGCTTGCGATCATCGTAAAAATTCGGCCTCGATTCTGTACGCAGAAAATTCTTCC